TATCAAAGGTGCCCTGATGGATCCAGAGTTGGAAGAATTGCCAACAGACTTGCTACGCGGTTTAGATTTCCGTATCAGCAAAGGAAGCAAGGGCGGTTTTGCTGACTACAACGGATCTAAATGGGCACGCAAAGAATCAGCCTTGACCGAAGCAGAACAAGCGGCCATTGCCGAACACGGACTGTTTGACTTGAGCTCATTCTTGCCTAAGAAACCAGGCGAAGTAGAACTCAAAGTTATCAAAGAAATGTTCGAAGCTTCAGTTGATGGTCAAAGCTACGATACAGAGCGTTGGGGTCAGTATTTCCGTCCAGCCGGAGTTAATGCTCCAGCAGGTGTTGCAACAGCCGCACCAGCAGTGGCCGCAGACACTGATGAAGATGCACCAGCACCGGTGGCCAAGGCCGCACCTGTTGCGTCAAATGACTTTGATGATGACGAACCAGCTGTGGCCAGTGCTCCAGTACAGGCCAAACCTGCTGGTGGTGAAAAGGCTCAAGACATCTTGGCCATGATTCGCGCCCGGCAAAAGCAGTAAACAGCAGTAGATGTTTTCGGAAATAGATAAAGCTATTTTCCCGGATAGCTGTGAGGTGATTCAGATTGCCTCACAGCAATTTGTCTATCCAATCTTCAAATGTGGCCGCTCCTCATTGACCTGGGGCATGGCATCTAGAGGATGGACATTTGTATCCACGGAAGATATAGGCAAAATCACCACACCTATTAAAATATTTTTACGAGATCCTCGTGAGCGTTTTTTAAGTGGGGTAAACACTTATCTACAGCATTTGGAATCCGAAGGCAACAATCTAGACACACATACAGTATTGTATTTTGTCAATAGGTATTTGTTTTTAAATAGGCATTATGTTCCGCAGTTTTTTTGGCTGTTAAACCTGGCTCGATTCTCTCGTCCTGACACTTTAGTGACATTTAGTCCCATGACAGAAATCGGCCAGCTAACAGGCTCCAACAATCATGCTGGAATTGAACCAATGACCGATGAACTCCGACAACGGATTGACAGTTTTGATTGGTCTGCGCTGGAATTATATCATGGCCTAGACCAGATCTTGATTGATCACCTGGGTCAAACAACCACAATACAGGAACTGTTGTTGTACACGCAACACACCCAGCCTGAATTGTATAATTTAGTTTTTAACAGAACCATAGACACCATCAATGTACTGCCCGAGACTTGATCATTTTGTACGCTTCAACCACGACGGAACAGTCAGCCGTTGTGGGCACATGGTGTCAGCTCCGCGGTATGAATCGCTTGAACAAATGAACGCCAGTGCCTGGTTGGCCAACACCAAGGAACTGTTCAAATCTGGACAGTGGCCTGCTGAGTGTGTGCGTTGTCAAGAAGTCGAAGCAGACAGTCCTACCAGCATAAGAATACATGCCCTGGCCCTAGATGAATCCGAATCTGATTTGGACTATTTGCAGGTTGGCGGAGTGTTGGATAATGTATGCAACGCCGCTTGTCAAACCTGCGGCCCACAATGCAGTACTAGAATCGGTGCGTTGACCGGTACAGTCTTTCCGCGAGTCAACAACAGCAGTGCCTATTGGGCACTACCACAGGACCGTATCAGACATTTAGACATCAACGGCGGCGAGCCCAGCTACAGCAAAAACTACAAGCGAATCCTGGCCAACTTGCCACCAAACCTACGCACACTCAGACTCAATACCAACTGTAACATTGTGTTGGAAGAGTTGACAGCCATAGCCAATCGCGGTATCGAAGTCACGGTCACAGTCAGTTGTGATGGTATTGGGCCGGTACACGAATTCATGCGTTGGCCTATTCCTTGGGAAACATTTTATTTAAACCTGATGCAGTACAAGGCCATGCCGGTACGATTGAATTTGTGGACCACAGTCAGTGTGTTGAACCAGGACGACTTGCCCAACATACAGGCCTTTGCTCAGGAACACGGTATTGATCACGGCTATGCTTATTTGAAAACTCCTTGGGAGTTGAGCGTCGATAATACTGATCATGCGGCCAGAGACGCATACATACAGCGACAAAAAGAACTAAGAGGTATGACATGAAGATTGCAATTACCGGACACACAGCCGGAATAGGTCAAGCTCTAGCTGAAGAATATCTGCTGGATGGACACGAGATTGTAGGACTCAGTCAACGCGAAGGCAACAACATACGCAACACTGTAAAAGTCTGTGATCAAATCGAACCTTGTGATGTATTTGTCAACAACGCACAAGCTGGTTATGCACAGACTGAACTACTATTTGAGATGGCACACCGCTGGTCTGGCACACACAAGCATATCATTGTGATTTCGACCATAATGACCCAGGATCCGGTCAGCAACTTGCCCGGGCTGAACATGGACCAATACCGTGTACAAAAGGTAGCACTGGAAGAAGCAGTTCGACAAATACGCAATCGTCGACTTGGTATAAAAATTACCTTGGTTAGACCCGGCTATATTGCTACGCAACCGGGACAGACAGTACCACCTGCTGCTGATGTCAACAACTGGGCCAGAACCCTGTTGGATCTAATAGATCTGGCACAACGAAACAATTTGCGTATTCCTGATATCAGTTTGGGACCACAATGACACCCAAGGACATGTTGACCAATCCTTACTTTTGTCCCATGCCCTGGACCGGACTCATGTACAACTTTGATGGTTCAGTGAAAAACTGCATCAGAAGCAGCACAGAACTGGGCAACATACAAGACCATGCCATTGAAGATATCTTGTTGGGTGCCAGCAACACTGCCAAACAGCACAACATACTTGCTGGTAATCCTGCAGAAGGTTGCAATACCTGTTATGATCTCGAACATGGTAAACAAGGGCTTGACATCATCAGCGATAGAATTTTTTACATTAGAGAATTTAAAAAAACACCAATAGACACTTATCGGGTTGACAATTTTGATTTGCAGACCATTGATGTGCGCTGGACCAACTTGTGTAACCTTGCTTGTGTGTATTGCGGTCCTAGATTCAGTAGCCGGTGGGCCGACGAACTAGGCATACAACCCCCAACACCTACTCTGGCTCAGGAAGAACAGTTTCGCAACTACATTTATCAAAATGCACACAAGCTCAGGCATGTATACCTAGCCGGTGGCGAACCCTTGTTGATGAAACAAAATTTAGAACTGCTGAAACAACTGAATCCAGATGTGAATTTACGAATAAACACCAACCTTAGCAAGGTCGATACCGGGGTGTTTGATGCGGTATGCCAATTCAAAAATGTACACTGGACTGTGAGTGTAGAAACTCAAGACCGCGAATTTGAGTACATACGGTTCGGCGGACGCTGGGCTGACTTTTTGGAAAATTTAAAAACAATCGCCCGGTTGGGACACAAAATAAGTTTCAACATGTTGTGGTTCTTGCTAAATTATGATACAGTGTTTGACTGTGTGGACTACCTAAAAGGACAAGGATTTCACAACAACAGTTTTGTAATTGGTGCGTTGTTGACTCCAGACTACCTAAATGTTAGACATTTACCAAATCATGTGTTAAACTTGTTAAAGATTAAATTGGAATCTCGCATAGCTGAACAGCCTGGATACTTATTGGAAGACAGCTATCGAAATATGCGGCATTACATACAAGAACCGATTGAACAAGATCTTACCAGATCCTTTGAACAATTGGCCGTGTTGGATCAACGGCGTGGAGTAGACAGCAGTAAGATTTTTACAGAATTATACAAACTTAAAGAAGGAAATTAATCATGGGTAAACCATTTGACATCAGCAAGTTCCGCAAGGACATTACCAAGAGCATCGACGGGTTAAGTATCGGATTTAACGATCCTACCGATTGGATCTCAACAGGCAATTTTGCCCTAAACTATCTTATCTCCGGCGACTTCAACAAGGGCATTCCTCTGGGCAAGGTCACGGTATTTGCCGGTGAATCAGGAGCAGGCAAGAGTTATATCTGTTCGGGTAACATTGTAAAGAATGCACAGGAACAAGGCATTTTTGTCATCTTGATTGATACAGAAAATGCGCTGGATGAAAAGTGGTTGCATGACTTGGGTGTAAGCACAGATGAATCTAAATTGCTCAAACTCAACATGGCCATGATCGATGATGTGGCCAAAACAATCAGCACATTCATGATTGACTACAAGGCCTTGCCCGATGGCGAGCGTCCCAAGGTTTTGTTTGTGATTGACTCCTTGGGCATGTTGCTTACTCCAACTGATGTGAATCAGTTCGAAGCAGGTGACATGAAAGGTGACATGGGTCGTAAACCCAAGGCACTTACTGCATTGGTGCGTAACTCAGTCAACATGTTTGGCAGTTTCAATGTGGGTCTAGTAGCAACCAACCATACCTATGCCAGCCAAGACATGTTTGATCCAGATGACAAGATTTCAGGTGGCCAGGGCTTTATCTATGCTAGCTCTATTGTGGTAGCCATGAAGAAGATGAAGCTGAAAGAAGATGAAGATGGCAACAAGATCTCAGAAGTCATGGGTATTCGTGCCGGCTGTAAAGTAATGAAAACTCGTTATGCCAAGCCGTTTGAAGGCATGCAGGTCAAGATTCCATACGAAACAGGTATGAATCCTTACTCGGGTCTAACTGACTTGGCTGAGAAAAAAGGCCTACTCAAGAAGGATGGCAATCGCTTGATGTTTGTTACAAGTGATGGCGAAATCATCAAACAGTTCCGCAAGGCTTGGGAATCAAATGAAGATGGCTGTTTAGACAAAGTCATGGCTGACTTTGGAAAACAATCCAGCGAGTCCTCAGAAAACAATGCAGTTGAGGATTCCGACGAGGAATGAAAGAGGTATGGCAACCACCAAGTCCAACCGCCTGCAAATGGAAGTGGACTTGGTCAACAATTTTTTTAAATACAGGCCGGACCAAAAGTTGTTTTCATAATCCAATAGTTGATTTTGATACAGAAACATTTGATTTCCATAATGTTCCGATCAAAGTACTTGACCGTCAACAGATGCTCGACGGTACCTGGCCCGATGGATGTGCCTACTGTAGCAAAACTGAATTGGCTGGCGGAATTAGTGATCGTATAAGCCAAAATAAAATCTCAGAGTCAATTCCTGACAATTTAAACACAGTCACAG